GGTCTTTCCTCGCATGTTTCACATTTCTTGTTGTTATTACTGTTATTTCCAGAGTGTGCACGGTATAAATACAGCACTTTTGGCAGTCTAACTATGGGAAATTTCTCTGCAATTTGCATAAAAAGATCCCCATCCTCACACGCACTGACCAGTTTTTCGTTATATCCGTCAATAACATCCATTACTTTGCGGCGATATACCCCAAAATGCCGCCAGCCATGCTGGTGTAACTTGTCAATATCAAAGGTTTTACTCTCAGAATACAACTGATGTTCACCTTTTTCCCCAATTTGAGCTAAATCTGAGTAGATTAATCCTACATCTGGTAGCTGATCGAAGCTTCTAACCATCTCATCCAGTGAATATCTCTCCAATATGTCGTCATTATCCAGATGACCCACTAAATCACCCGTAGATAATGTGTAAGCCCGCTTTCTATTCTTGACAATCCCTATGTTTTCGTCATTTCGATACGCTTTAATGCGGGAATCATAGGTAGATAACATATATGCCACCTCCCATGTCCCGTCATCAGAGCAATCATCGACAATAATCAACTCCCAGTTCTCGTAAGTTTGCTTTAATACACTATCAACCGCATATTTAATATAACGAGCCGAGTTATATGCCGGCATTAACAGAGAAACTAGGGGTTTTGTCATTTAGCCTCGCGTCATCTTGGTAATAACATCAGCTTTAAGCTTCTGCTCGTTCTGTTTCTGCTGAGATTGAAGACGCATAGCCTCTCTTTGGCTCTCCGCCTTGATCCTCTCAGCGTCTATAGCTAACCTAGCTTGAGCTAAAGCCATATCCGCCTGATCTTTTGCAGATTTACGTTTAACTTCCTCAGCTTTGATCTGCAATTCAGCTTGTTGCATCTGAATAAGCGGATCTTGAGCCTGTTGTTGAGCCTGTTTCTGCTGAGCAGCCGCCATATTTGTCTGTAAAAGCTGGGCACTGGCCTGAGCTATCAATCTAGACAACTGAACTTCCACATCCTCTGGCAATTCCTTGTCAGGTGGTGGTAAAGGTACGCCCATTTGCTCTTCAATCTTGCGTCTGTACAAGAATCCTAGATGTTCAGCAATGTGTGCTTGAATAGCCGCCATCATTTGCTGAGCCATAGGGTTCTGACCCACAGTTTGCATAATCATCGGATCCTGCATAAAGGTCGTATGCGCCGCAATGTGAGCATCTTGATCCTGATAGATGAATGCTCTAGTAGGTTCGCCCTTCAAGAACGCCATATTTTCAGAGATAGGATCTCTTGGGGTCTCATCGTCAGGAGTCGGTACTAACTTCTCGCCATTTTTAATACCCAGTACCTCAATCATCTGTCTATGAAGGTTAGGTAAGTTGTAAATCTGCGGAGCTTGCGCGGCCATCTGCATCACAGCTTGGTACTGCATGATCCTTTGAGCCATCGTCGAGCTATTAGGATCTGACACAGGAATAACGTCCACCATGTCATAGTCTTCCTGCTTGGCCATCTTAGTGCCAGAAGCTGGATCGTACTCATACTCAGCAGGAGCGTAGTCTCTGATAATAGCTTTGAGTAACTTGAACTCTTGCTTCATTGAGTAATGAACACGAGCCTGCACAGCAGACATCGTTTTTAACTGACGCTCCAACAAAGCTAACGTCGTACCTACAGGCGCGTTAGCCGACATATCGCTAACGTTCATATCAGCAATAGATCCCAGACGACGGCCTTCTTCGTTGATCTTATCTAATAGACCAGACAAAACCTGAGACGGCTCCTTATAGGGAAGCGTCATGATGTTATCTTTAATAGAGCCGCTAGGAATGTCTACGTCTCTAAACTCTCCCGGCGCAATAGGCGTATCGTCACCTTTATTAAGTCTCAAACCTCTAGACTTAAGTCCACCGGGTAAGTTACTTAATGTGCCAGCATCAACAAGTTGCCTAATAAGAGATGTGCCGGCTCGGGCATAACCACCAATAAGATGTATGAAACCAAAGCCATAAGCACCAAAGCCGGGTACATAATCATATTGAACAAAGTGCTGGCGCTTAAGTTTCTTATCATCGTTCTCATTCCAGTTTCTGTAGATAGAAAGAATCTTAGTAGTCCCCACATCAATCGTGATGATGTAAGGTAAAGCAATTCCATCTTCATCTTCATATCCCGGCAGATCAATATCTACCTGAATCTCATAGATCTGATAACGGTCATCATCAGTTACAGAGTAACCCTGTTCATCGGCTTTCTTTTTCTCTACGTCTGTATGTAGATTAGTAGGCTCTCCCAGATCTATATCTCTATAGAAACCTGCTACCTGTAGTTTTCTTATTTCATTCTTAGACTTACGCATGATATGAGTCACACGTTCAGCAGTCCTAGCCCCACTAGAACCATAAGGAATAATCACATCCTCAGCCGGTACATATACAGAAGTCTGCCGTCCTAAACTAGGATCGTAGTAAACTTTCTTAAAAGCTGAACCAGCTAATCCTAAGTTAAACAACATCCTCTCATGTTCAGGACGGTACTCAGGCATTTCTTCCGTTAATTTATAGTTCATGTCCTCCTGAACTCGCGCAGCCGCTTCAGTTTTAAGCCGGTCAATTGCACCAATAATTTCAGTTTTGACTGGCCCCGCCGCTGGGAACGTTTCAATAATCGTCTCACTCTGGAACCGAACCGCAGCCTCCGTAAGAATAGTAGAAAAGACGCCACAAGCGCCGCTCCAAGGTTCCGTTCTTTCTTCATACTTCATCCCCAGAACATCAAGACCTTTGACATACATCTCTACCCAGTCCTTACGACTAGATACGTCACTAGATACATCTTCAATTAAATCCGATCCAACACCTGTTAGTTCATTGTCATCCATGAACTCAGCTAAGTTGTCGTCAAAGTTGTCTTCCTTACCACTAGGAGGAGCTAGATCAATTTCAATCCCATCTATTTCAATCGTCATAGACTTAGGATCTTCGACTTCTATTTCAATGTCTGGTGTTAAAGAGTCAATGCCTTGGGGCATTTCGTATAAAGATTTTTCCATGAGAGCCTCAATAGTAAACGTGCTTTTTTCTAAAGCCGACTAGATCTTCGCGCTCGTCTGTATCGAGCCGCAAAAACCCACCTTGTCTGAAACGAATTAGAGCTTGGACACAAGCATCAACCAAGTCATCGTGATCTGCGTTCGGAAACGCCGCCATCTGCTCAACCAACTCGTGCGCCCACCTCGTATCAGGTGCCCATACTTTACCCGACTTGAACAAATCAGTCACCGAATTTAGTCGCACAAACTTATCATTTCCTCTAGACGGCGTATATTCACTAACAACTATCCCCATTCGCCGGAGTTCAAAAATTAGTGGAGCGCCAGCGGCCTTAGCCTCAACAACAAAAGCATCCGGCTCCCAGTCCTTATAGTGGTCATACGCTTTCTCTTTCAATTCAGGAAACTCCATCCTCTTTTGAAAAGCATCTAACAAAATAATGTTCACATCCTCTGGGTTCTCGTTCATGTGAAATACCCCAAGGGTCACGCAGGCGGAGTAGTCTGATCGCTCATTCTTAGTGAATGCGGTATCCCAACTCTGGATGATAAATTCACACTTAGGAGGATCCTCCTTCTCCCATTTCTTCCACCACTCCCGTTTAACTAAAGCACCCTCTTCTCCCGTAGGAGTTTGTTGATACTGAGCATTCCACTTACTAGGAGGAAGTTCTTCTCTCAGCGCCGAGAGTTCTTCTAAACTCCAGAACTCAGGCCATAAAGGTTTCCCACTGGGCATAATCGCAGGTAGTTCTATAACCTCCCACTCTTCCCCCTTATCCCTACTGGCTGCATCCTTAATGATCCTACCAGTCAGGTCTTTCTCCGACCAGCGTGTCATCACAACAACAATAGCCCCACCCGGTTGGAGTCGCTGACGAGGGCCGGAGGTGTACCACTCATAAACTTTATCAAAAACAGTAGGGTCGCCTTGAGCTAACGCCGCTTCCTGTTCAGAATGGGGATCGTCAATAATTAGTAGGTCGGCACCTTTTCCGGTAACAGTTCCCTGTACACCAATAGCAAAGTACTCTCCTCCCCCACTGGTCGCCCACCGGCCAGCAGCTTTACTATCTTGTCTCAAAGCAACGTTAGGAAAAATCCTAGAGTACTGCTCTGAATCTACTAAGTTCCTAACCTTACGTCCAAATCCTACCGCTAGGTCAGCGGTGTTAGAACACTGAATAACTTTCTTATTCGGGAAACGGCCAAGAAACCATGAAGGTAGAAGATAAGAAGCAAACTCAGACTTAGTATGCCGAGGAGCCATATTGATGATTAATCTCTTAATCTTCCCATTTGCTATATCCTCAAACTTCTTAGCCATGAGAGAGTGATGTCTTCCTCCCACAAACCCCGGCCACATCTCCTTGATATATTCCATAAAAGAAGCCTGAGACCTCTCCCTCGTCAACGCACTCTTATACGTCTCAACACTCGCCAAGAATTCCTCCTGCTCGTTCGCAGGCAACTTCTCAATCAAATCCTCTAATTTCACTCAAGATTCCTAAAGTTAATATAAACAGGTCTAATCGTCCTACCCTGTCTATCCACCTTCTTTATAACACCTATATTCACAAGCCGCTTAATTATCTTAGAAG